ATTACTTTGAATCAATACAAAAAATATTAAATCCCCCTCTTATCGTTAATGCTCAATTTGAAAAACAATTGAACTTGCAACCTAGAGCCTTAAATATGGTTAAATCACCTGTCGGCAATGGTAGAGCAGTAGAGCCAATAAACGATAGCAAAGGAATTAATCCAGCAGTTGAATTGATAACGCAAAAGCAAGAATCAATTAGAAAAATATTTTTCTTAGATAAATTATCAGTTTTAGACGACCCAAGAGCCACCGCAACGCAAATATTAGAGTTAAGAGCTGAAAGCTATAGAATTATGGGAAGTTTAGCCTCATCATTACAACAATATCTTGAAGCAATCCTTGATAGAGTTTATGATATTCTTTTTAAATTATCTTACGCTCAAGATGGAAATTTTACATTATTACCCGATGCTCCATTTCCTAAGATGCCCGATAAAATGATGGGAACAACTGACGAAATTACAGGGAAAAAAACTTTTCCTAAAATGAAAATCGAGTTTATCAATCCAGTTAATCAAGCCAATCAATTAGGCAAAAATAACTCGGTTGATGTTTTCTTAATGTCAGTTATGAATTTAGCACAAGCCAACCCTTCAATTTTAGACACAATAGATTTTGATGAAATAGCCCGATACAAAGCGGATATTTTACAAATTGACCCTAAATTAATTAAAGATGCTAGTAGAGTTGATGAAGAGCGACAAGCAAGACAGCAACAAATGGCGCAACAACAAGAAATGATTGATGCCAACACTGAGGCAAATACATTAGCAACAATGAAACAAGCGGGAGTTTAATGGAGTTAGAAAAAAAATTACAAGAAAAGCTTTTAGAAAGAAAGCAAATTTTTAATAATGTATTTGGCACGGCAGATGGTTTAGTAGTTTACAAAGATTTAAGAAACGCTTTAGTTATTAATCCTGAATTGATTTCTAGAGAATATACTAGCGATGATGTTTTATCCTCACATATACAAGTGGGAATGAGATTAGCATTTCAATATATTGATGATTTCTTAGATTTAAACACTATTAACAAATAAAAAAAATATGACAATAGAAAATCAAGTCGCACCAACCGCACCAACACAAGCAACCCCAGTTAATGAAACTAATATTTCTCAAAATACGGCACCAACAACGCCAAGTTTTGATTTTAATTCATTTTTTCCTGAGGATATTAGAAAAGATGCGGATTATGAAAGGTTATCAAAAAACTTTCCTAAAGATTTATCCGCAATTGCTAAGGATTATTACCATAAAAATAAACATTTTGGCAAAGCTCGTGATGTTGTAGAGGCAGAATTAAAAGCACAAGTGAGTGAGCCAGCATCTTTTAAAGCAGAAGATTATCAAATTAATCTACCCGAAGGCTATTCTATTGAAGATAATATCGTTAATACAGCTAAAACCAAAGCTTTAGAACTTGGAATTAAGCCAGAAGTAGCCCAACAATTTCTTAATAGCATTTTTGAAGCCGATAGAACGCAAGAAATTGAATTAGAAAGACAAGCTTACGAAGCAAACAAGCAATCATTGGAAAATATTAAAAAAGAATGGGGTTTTGACTACGAAAGAAGAGCAGATATTGCCGAAAAAACTCTAATGAATTATGTTTCTCCCGACGAAATGGAAAATATTCATAAATTACCACTAGATCAAAAAGTGCTTTTATCTAAAATTATGGATAAAGTAGCTTCTAAAGTTAGCGAAGGTTCGATTGGTAATAATTTAAAGCCAATTGTAGCAAAATCACCCGAGGAAACTTTCAATGATATTTTAAAAGATAAAACTCACCCTTATCATAGAGGAGACACAAAAGCGGTTAATGAAATTTTTGAAATGTTAAAAAAACCATATTTATAATAAATGCTTGCAATAAATGATAATTTAGGGATAATTGTTGATAATGATTATCTTAATGCTAAAGCTTGTATATTTAATAAAAAAGATTTAAAAAATTTTTCTTTTTTTGAATTATTACAACAAAACAAATATAGTCTTAGCAATGCTGTTTTTAAAAATAAAGAACAAATTTTAAAGGGAGCAAGATTTGTTAATGATTCTCAACACGAAATAGAAGAAGCTAAATTGTCAGTTAAAATTGCAAAACTTAATTGTAAGTTAAACATATCTAATAATTATTATTTACAAGAATTGGAAAAAGCAGAACATAAATTAAAAATACTTAAAACTAAATGTTAATTTTTATTCCATCAATAGCAGATTTCCAAAATCTTGCCAAAAACAAAAATATTAATTCTTTTGAAATAGAAACAAAAGATTTTGAAAATTTGCATCAAGAATATTCAAATTGTAATAAAATAACTGATAAAATAAACGGCGCTATAGAAAGAGTTATAAAAAAAATAGTCAATATAGATAAAAATAAAGTTTATGCCCATGCGGATTTTTCAGTCTTTGAAAATTGCGATAAAGAAAAAAAGATTATTACTTTTAAAACTAAATTAAATTTTTTTGTTGACTTATAATTTTACTTTTGTATTTTATAGTTTAACATTGTCCGATGTAAAGTAAAAGGGAGCTTATATATAAGTCTTTGAAATTAAGGGTAGCAATTAGGAGGGAATTATCCCCGATTTTTATTATTTTTTAATTCAAATATTTATTTTATGACTCAAACAGCCGATCTTTTGGCAGCAACAATTGCGTTTAATACTAATTTACGCGAGCTTACCCAAAAAACTACTTCTCTTCTTGAAAGTACCCTTGATAATACTACAATGAACACCAATTTTGAATATTTTGACAGAATTGGAAGCGTTGAATTGTTAGTTAGACAAGGAAGACATTCTGATGTTCAATACACACCTACTGAATTTTCTAGACGCTCTATCACTTGCGTTGATTACGAAGGTATGGATTATATTGACCCGCAAGATTTGCAAAGACAAATGGTAAATCCTCAATCTGCACAATTAGCTAATTTTGTTAAAGCTGCTAACAGAAAAAAAGACCAAATTATTATTAATAGTTTACTTGGTGCTTCTAAATCTGTAGATAAATCAGGAACTTTAACCGATGTGCCTTTTGATACTGCTAATCAATTAATTGCTCACGGTTCAAAAGATTTAACAACTAAAAAACTTAAAGATGCAATTAAAATCTTTGAAGACAATGATGTTGATTTAGCAACTGAAGAAGTTTATTGCGTGTTATCAACAGCTTCTTATAGATATTTATTGGGTCAAACTGAATTTATTAACAAAGATTATAAACTTAGTGCAAATGCTGAAATGAAATATGCTAAAGCTGAAGAGTTTTATGGTATTAAATTTTTAAGATTTAATCCTTCTTATCTTCCTGCTGGAGCTGCTTCAGATACTAAAAGAGCATTTCTTTATGTTAAAAAAGCTGGTCTTTTTGCTAAACATAAAGATATTACAACTATTGCTGAGAAAAATGTTCAAAAACAAAACATTCAATTATCAGCTTCTGCTTCTTATGGAGCAACTCGTATGGAAGAAAAATTGGTTGTAGCTATTGATTGCTTAACAACTGATTTACCAACTTCTTAATTTTAATTTTAATATATAATATTTTATGGCTAATAAAACAGGAACTCTTGACAAAAATAACTTTCAGCTCAACGGAGCTAAAAGTCGAATTATTGTCGATACTATTGCAAAAGAAGCTGCTGACGGCAACGGCTCAGTATTTTATTTAGGCGATCCACTTCCAAGCAATGCAGTTATTCATCGCATTGACTTAGATTTTGATGCTATTACTAGTGCAACTGATGTTGACTTAGGTTTTTATGAAACCGTTTCAGCTGGTGCAGCGGTAATTGTTAAAGATTGTTTACTAGATGGACAAAGTTTAGCAACTGCATCAAAAGGAGTTGACGCTTACATTAAACCTGCTATCGAAAACAAACATAAACCAATTTATGAAATTGCAGGCTTAACAGCTGATCCAAAAAAACTTATGCAAACTGCTCTTACTCTTAATACCGCTGGCGCTTCTGTCGGAGATATTAGAATTTTAATTGAATATTCTATATTGTAATGACTTCAAAAACTGAATTATGTAATCTTGCATTGTTAAAGTTAGGTAAAAGTCGTGTTCAAGATATTGACACTGACCCAAGCCAACAAGCTACTGACTTAAAACTTGCTTATGATTTTGCATTAAATCAGATTTTGAACGAAGCCGAATGGAGTTTTGCGGTGCGTAGGCAAGCCTTAAACAAGCTTACCGAAACACCGCTTTATCAGTGGAGTTATAAATTTGCATTACCAACTAACCCCGAATATTTAAAATTAATATCTATTGAAAATGACCCAGATTACACAATAGAAGGAAAATATATATTAACAAATGCAAGTGCTTTAAATATCACTTATGTTGCTAGAATTACTGACCCTAGC